ATTATCTGGTTGTTGAGTAGAAAAATCTACTGCTTCTTTGAAAGATTCAAATTCTCTAAAAGCTACAGAAGATGAATCTTTCATTAAAAAACTTACTCTATACATATACTTTTGTATTTGCAGGTAATACACCTATTGTCACCCATCTTTTAGGGAACAACATTTCTCTTCCACGATAGTCATTCATATCGGCCGAAGGGTCTTGCATCCATCCAAGAACCTCTACCATATTATCAAACTTCCTCAAATAGAGGCCGTATCTTTCTGCTCTAGGTAAACGATACTCAATGGCGATTTTCTTGGCGATTTCACGAATGTTCATAATTAATTTCCTTTTTTACTTAATTCAGATTGATATGTTCTTTGTCTCAATTCAGAAGAACTGAATCGGTGTGAACGAGAGTTAAACCAAATTTTAATACCACGGTCTTCACAGATTTGTTTACCTGTAAAATCTTTGTCTTTGTATTCTTCACCAATAATACGAACTGATATTGGAAGAAACATCAACATATCTTCAAGGTCTTTTTCGGTGTTGTAAACAATAATTTCATCTACAAATTTAACCGCAGAGAGTTGAACATATCTTTCAACAATAGATTGCACTGGTTTATTTTTAGTTTCTGGTCTATCAATGGTTGGATCACTTTGAACACCAACAATCAAATAGTCACAGATTTGTTTACATTCAGCCAACATAAGAATATGACCTGCATGAAGTAAATCAAAAGTTGAACAGGTAAAACCCACTGGTCTTCCTGTCATATCGTCCGGCATAACTAACATAATTATTCTACTCCTACGCCATTTTCAAATCCACGATGAAAATCTAATGCATCAGCTTCTGCATCTTCAACTTCATCATATGGATTATAAAATTTTTCATCAGATAATGCTAAACAATATCCTTGTACAAAAGGAGCCTGTTCATACACAACAATTTTGTTTTTCTTTTTAACCATAATTATTCCTTAAATAAATCTGGATGCTTTGTGATGTTTTTTAATGTTACAACACCGTCAACCATGGATATACTTAGTACATCATCAACTTTCCATCCAAGGTCTTGTATCATTTCTTCCGAGAATTGTAATATTGCATCACCATTCTCACAAACCTCAACTACTTCTGCACTATAATTTTTCAATTTTTACTCCTGATTTGATGAGGAAGTCCACTCCAGAGCTGTCACGATAACTATTACGATAGTAAACAGAAGAAACGCCACTTTGAAATACCAACTTGGCGCAATCAAGACAAGGAGCATGAGTAACAAACAATACAGACCCACTTCCAGATTCAGTAGATTTCGCCAATTTAGCGATAGCGTTAGTTTCTGCATGTATTACCTCAGGTTTAGTTCTAAGTAAACTTTCACCAATTTCATTAACATATTCATCTTCACAATTATTATCCCACCCAACAGGTGTGCCATTATACCCAATTGAAATTACACGATCATCTTTAACAATTATCGCACCAACATGAAGTCTTCTTGCAGTAGAACATTCAGCAAAGGTCTCTGCAACCTTCATGTATGCATCAAGTAGCTTCTGTTTCATTACCATGTTTCTTTTTCTTTTTGCTCTCGAATTCTTTTGAACCAAAAAGTTGAGCACCAATCATTAAATTTTTATAAGCATGACGAGCCACAGGATCAACAATAGTTGCCATGAATCGTTTCGTTTGTTTAGAAATGCGGAAGTTTTTATCTCTTTTTAACATGATTTAATTATACACCAAAATAATATAGTTGTGAGGCAAAAATGGGGTCATTGCGACCCCATCGGTTAAGCTGCTTCTTGAAGCAGTTTTGGATTACTGAAATTTAGTTCTTTACTAAACTCAATCTTCCTTGGTTTCTTATGTTCAGGAATTACATTCTCTAAACCAATTTTAAGAATACCATCTTTGAATTGGGCACCACGAACTTCAATCGTATCACTCAGTCGTATAGACTTAGTAAAGGAACGAGTTGCAATGCCACGATACAAATAATCCACTTCAGCTTGGTCTTTCTTTTCACCCTTGACGATTAGTATACCGTCTTGGATTTCAACATCGACCTCATCTTGCCCAAAACCAGCAACCGCCATTTCAACGACATACTTGTTGTCATCTAGTTTGATGATGTTGTGTGGTGGAAAAGAAGTGTTTCTTGTTGGTGCAGTACCGTCAACCAGTCTTTCGAGCTCGTTGAAAATATTATCGAAACCAACAAACTGTGGATATAATGATGTAAAGCGTGTCATAGTTTTCTCCTATTAAGCGAGGGTAATGAAATGTGACCCCGAAGGCGTCACGGTTTTATTTAGTCAAAGACTTCAATAATCTTGAGGTTTTTTACCAATATTGTATTTGGTAATCAGTTGCCAATCATTTTTTTCCTTGAACGAAATAATCTTTACTTGATGTATCGGTGCAATATTATCTTTCATCAATTCTGGATTCAAAATCTTTATCAGTCCCCATTCTTCCAATAAGTTTGCAATTGCATTTCGTCTTTGAATATCATTCTCTGAAATGTTAGATGGTTTTCCATCAAGTGCAAAGAGCTCTTTAAAATGGGTAATGTAATATTTACCTTGTTTATGTAAAATATGACATGACTGATATAAAACTTTTTCTTTGCGTGAAGAAACTCCGATTCGTGTTAGTGTTTCACGAACCTTTAAAAAATCGTCTTGCTCATTGAGTTTAACTTCAATGAAACTGGCCAAATCAACCATATCATTTCCTTAATCCACCCGTATCGGTTTGTTCTTTTAATTTTTGGATTTGTTCATTACTAAGGAGGCGCAGAGCTTCACGAGCTTTTTGATCTGATAATCCGAATACTTGCTTGATACATTCTATATCATCACTTTTTTCAGGCTTAACCCACTTAACAAAAGGTCTTTTCTGTGACCTGATTGTATTTAGAAAAAAATCATATTGTAACTTTTTATCAGTCAGATGCCTACGATTCATTTCGTTTGCAAACATAATACAATCTTTATGATAAGAAAGGGTACGATTAATCAGAAATGGTTGATATTCTTTCTCGGTCAGTTCATCAACAATCAGATTCTTCTTATTCTGAAGAATTGAATTAGCATAGTCAAATGGATTACTCATGTCAGCATCCTAATCAATCCGATTGTGTCAATAGTTGTTAGCAAGATGTAGTTAGCCAGCATCCCAAATGATTTCCGAGTATAAGAAGCCCAAGCATACATGGCACAACCACTAATCCACACAGGATAAAGAGCCAAAAGAGGCGGGTTTGGGACGGTGGCTGCCATAGTAATGCTGCAACCAATAGAAATACCCCAAGCGAGCAACTCAACAATAAAACGAGGGCGATTAGAAATCCAGTCATCACGAATCCAATCAAATGTAGGTTTTAATAATTCATTCATACGAATTCACATTCAACCATTAGTTCGGTCAGACATGCGACAAGGTTAATTTCAGTATCAGCAACAAATGCGTTCTTGTATTGATAGTCAGCAATAATCACCACTGCTTGTGGGATTGATTGTGGTTTCATTACATCATACAATGCATCATACAATTGACGAAACATTGTGTTAGTATCCAAATCAGTAGATGCAACCCACTTACGAATTGCACCAAAGTCTTTGTCTTTGATATGCTTAGTAATTTCACTTATCTGAACATTACCAATTTGAGAAAGAACACCAGTATCGATTTTACCAAACTGTGAATATCTTTGCAACTCATTTAAGATGCGGCGATTGTCTGGAAAGTGTTTCTTAATTAATTCTGCAATAACCGAGTCAACATACTCAATTTTTTCACTTTGTAAAATTGATTGAACTCTCTTAAAAAACGCAGAGGCCATCTTGGCCTTCTCACCATTCTTCAAATTGAAATCAATAACTGCACACCGGCTATGTAATGGTTCAATGATACGAGTTTTGTAATTACAAGTAAAGATGAATGAACAGTTAACTGCAAATTCTTCAATTGCATTACGCAAAGCAGGTTGTGTCGAATTGGGATTTAGATAATCTGCTTCGTCAATAATGATGACCTTGCGGCCACCAGACAATGACATAGATGAAGCATAGTTTTTAATCTTGCCACGAAAAGTATCAATACCAGATTCATCAGAACCGTTAATGACCATGAAGTCA